TGAGCGCTTCCCATTGTGTAGAAAAACGGATAAAAGATTGGATAGAAACTACAAATGATACAATGACTCAAACTAATTCGTTGAAAGAAAGAATGTTTATCGTATTCTACCTTATGAAGTATCGAAAAATGGATAAAATACTACAAAGAGAACTAAAGACATAATGACAGATGTCTACTCACCTTACAATGCCCGTAACCGATTCTTCACAGAGAAGGACATTCACCGTATCTTACATCGCCATGGTTTGCCTCATTATCGCGTCTCAAATCCCCGAGTCTTTCAAACCTCAATGGTTCATACCACCTACGTTAAGCGATCTGAATACACTACACCCGATGGACGACCGGCGTCTCTTGCTCCGTGTCCCTCTGGTGTCATGCCCCTCCAAGATGAATCCTATGAATGTCTCGAGTTTGAAGGAGACTCAGTCCTTGGAGTGTGTGTTGCAACCTATCTACGACGTAAATACCCTGACAAAAAGCAGGGATTCCTCACTGATGCTCGTAAAGAGCTCGTCAACAATGAGCGGATTGGAGCCTTATGTCAAAAAGTCGGACTGGATACATTCTATGTCATTTCTAGGCACAACGAGGAGTCTGTGGCTATTAATGGACGACGAAATATACAGAAACTGGGAGACATCTTTGAAGCTTTTATTGGTGCGCTATGGACAGATTGTGGAAACCGATTCAATATTGTCTACGTATTCGTCACCAACGTTCTGGAGGCCTATCTGGACATCCAGGATGTTGTCACTACTATCACCAACTACAAGGATATCTTTCAGAAGTATTGCCAGCGTGAGTTTGCGACAACTCCTACGTATACTATGCTAGAGTCCAGCGATGCTTTGATTCGGGTAACAATTACATTAAAAGGAAAAGTTATGAAGGAAACAGGTGAAGGAACCACTCGGAAGAAAGCTGAACAGATGGCTGCTAAACAGGCCTTAGAAGGATTTGGAGTTACTTTCTCCTCTGCGTAATGACTCTAGCATTTCTACCACATTTGAATCGTCTGAGCGTTCGTCCTCTCTTCCATAAGACTGATTTAACACAGACCGCAATAGGTCCTTTTTCATTTTGAAAGGTTCTCTTGACCTTCTTAATACACTTACAAAACCTATTTGTTTGACTAAGCTGCACCATTGTGTCAAACCCAGAAGAATATATCCTCGCAAAGAATAAACATAATGGGCGGTGGTCTTCTACAACTCGTTGCATATGGTGCTCAGGACGCGTATATCACTGGAAATCCTCACATTACCTTCTGGAAGGTTCTCTACAAGCGTCATACTAACTTTGCCATGGAGGCATTTCGTGTGAACTTCACGGGCACCCCTCAGTATGGACAACGTGTCGTTGCTGTTATCAACCGCAATGCGGACTTGATGTATAAGACCTATTTGGAGGTCCAGCTTCCAGACACATTTACAAATAACGTCAAGTGGACTTCAGCATTTGAACGTCGTCTAGGCTACCAACTTCTCAAGAAGATTGAAGTTGAAATTGGTGGACAGATCATTGACACTCACTATGGTGAATGGTTATTCTTGTGGGAGAGCTTGACATCTGGGTTTGATAACTCTGTTAAGTTGGACACAATGTTAGGTGGATACCTTGGAGGCACAGAGACCACTGCAGTTTCTTGCGGAGGTCGTCCAGCAATCCTCTACATTCCCCTTCAGTTTTGGTTCTGCCGAAACCCAGGTCTTGCATTGCCTTTGATTGCTCTCCAGTATCACGAGGTCCGTATCAATATCACATTGTCTCCTGCAACAGACCTTGTTACAAAGGGAGCACAGGCATCAGTCTCTGCAGCTGCCGCACTTCTCCCTCAGTTGAAGGACATGTCCCTCTACATTGACTATATTTATTTGGATGTGGATGAGCGTCGCCGATTTGCCCAACAATCTCATGAGTATTTGATTGATCAACTCCAGTTCGGTCTTCAACAAACACTCACAACATCCTCTGCTCGAATTGACTTGACATTGAATCACCCTGTCAAGGAGTTGGTTTGGGTCTTCCAAGATGCCCGTAAGACTGATTGCGGTTCTGAGTTGACTGCAAATATTGGATTCACTCAACCCTTCAGCTACGATGATATCGTTAATCGGGCCCGAATCCAGATCAACGGACAAGATAGATTTGATGAGAGATATGGTGATTATTTTTGGAAGGTTCAACCTTATCAACACCACTCAGGAGGTGCATTCTTCCCAATGCGATCTCAGGTCATTGTACCGACTGCAACTACATTTACTGCAGATACTGTGAGTTTTTCAGGAGACGTGATGACAGTTGGAACAGGAGCTACAGTGGGTGGCAATATCATTGAGGGTGCGCTTGTAACAAACGCAAACTTACCTGCTGGAACGGTCGTCCAATCGTATGGAACTGGTAATGGAGGAGTTGGAACCTATCAACTCAGTGAACCTGCCTTGGCAGATGCAACAGCACAGACAGTAACTTTTACGCTACCAAACGTCAACTACACTCCTCATGAGAACCCAATTAACGTGTATTCCTTTGCTCTCCAACCTGAGGAACATCAACCAAGTGGAACCTGTAACTTCTCACGCATTGACACAACCACTCTTGTATTTGATAGTGTTACAACCTCAGGTGTTGCAAAGCCTACTAAGACAACACCATTCAACTTCAGAATCTATGCAGTGAACTACAACATCTTCCGAGTTATGTCTGGAATGGGTGGACTTGCCTACAGCAACTAAAGTTGCTTCTTTTCACCAACTAAACCACTAAGTATAATGATCAAGTTGATAGTCGTTTGCATAACTATTCTTTGTGTTGTCTGGATTCTTTCACATCCTCAAACAAGTTTCCGAAAAGAGTCTCCAACTACACGTTTGTATTCGGAAGGCACCCGCGAAGTCCTAAGGTCTGCTGCAACATTATCGGCGCCAGATGACCCTTCGCAGGACATTTTGCGTGGTCATGACCAAGGATATGGCCGATTTCATGTGAGATAACATACTGACGATATCCATTCAAATCTTGACCGCTCTTTGCAGAACCATATTTCCAGTTATCAGCATTGATTCTAACTTCATTTCCTCCTAACTCTGCACACGATAAGGTGTCTGAACACCCTACCTTGCGAAGACCTGCCTTTGATGTAAGATGAATTCTAACTTTAGGATTCCTCTTTACTTGAAAAAAACGATACCCTTTAGATTCCCATCCGTTTGGATCCGCTAAGCAGATCGCTACATCTCTTGCAAAGTCTTGAAGTGAAAAATTCACATCAGGATCTACGACCACACTATACGTGATACGCTTCATTGATTTCAAGTGTTATTTTTAATCAAGCTCTAGATGTTTAATCAAGGTATCCATGATTAACGATTTAGTTTTATGAGACATGCCTTTATGATCTAATACACATCCCACCCATCCTCCATTATCCCACATCAATTCAAGTAAGAGTTCAACATCTTCTGTTTGAGTCAATCGTATCACCCATCTATCAAACTCCTTTGTGATTTCATACTTCATATCCGGAAAGTTCAGTTCAGTTAACATTTTAGAAATAGTTTGCTCCATTGTATGATGACTTACCAGTATCAAAAAAACTAATCCATTTTAAAGACTAAATGTACTTCCTGTTTGAAGCTGTACTTGTTGGTTTGTTATTATTGCCTGTCTTCTGGGTCACTGAAAAAGCAGGATTCTCAAAGTGGATCACAGTGTTCCTAGCAGGAGCATTGTTTCACATTACTGCAGAGTTAACTGGAATCAACCGAGCTTATGTTCTGACAAAACACTAGTAAGTTCATCGTAAGTTCCATAACCATATCCACATAAATGTCCTATGAACCTGTCACGTTTAGCTTGTAAATACTCAGTTCCTTGAATTATTTTTTCAAAGAGAATGAATGAATCTATGACAGATATATGAATAGGTTTAAGGTCAGTCCAACGATTTTGAGGAAGAAAATGATTAATACGTTTGAGTGAGTCATCATCAAATGGCACACTCAACTGGATAAGTTTATCTAAGAGAGTTATTGAAATTGTTTTAGTTCTATACGCCATTGTGTCTAAGGATAAGAGAATTGATTGTGATGGATCCGTTTTAAGCATGATCACCCACTAGGCACCCTCTTCGCGACTTATCTAGGTTCGTGGGAGGGGTATATATTTTTTCACTTCGCACCACATAGTCGCGTCCCTCTAATAAGTAGTGGTGCCTAAAAAAACAACAGAGCCTAGTAAAGC